TAATGGTGATGGTTGCGCCGTTCTTGTCAGTGCCGGTGATCCGCAGCACCTTCCGCTGTTCGCTCTCAAACAGCGCCATAACCTCGTTTGTTATCGGGTACATCCCATAACCCCCTTACTGCTCGATGATATTGAACGATACTGTCCACGCGTCAATCCGCACATTGTACGCGCTTGCCCCTTGGTCGCCGCTGTAGAATCGCTTTGTCACATATCCATTTTCCAACGGGTCAAGGCAGTTCACGTTCACATATTCCGGTGCAAAGGCTGTCAGCACCGCGTTCGCCGTCGCAATCGGAACATTCTGCCATTCCAGTTCCAATTTGCGCTTGCGGGCGATTCGGTTCTTGTGCATCAACCCGCTTTCGCAGCGCCCCGCATCAGAATCGGAAATGTCATTGACCGTCCAGTCGTACTTGGATGGACAGGGTATCGCTACCCCGTCCACCGTCCGTATCGGGTTGTATTGCTGATTAGGCATATACAGTCACCCCCAATCAGGTTCCCACGGGAACAATCGTCGTTCCCGCCCTACGGTTCATCCGCGTCTGCGCCCGGTTCACACTCGCCGCCGTAACCTCTGCCGTGAACTCCTTCGCCGCAATCTGCCGCATAAGCTGTACCTTTTCCCTGTCGCGCTCGTTGCTGCCAGCCATCGCGTCAGTAAAGGCGTCGTACATGGCCCGGTACATCATCTCATAGTCGGCCTCGTCATTGTCACCGCCGCCGTTATACATGGTCGCAGCGATCTTCACGCCGCTCATAGCTGCCCGTACAGCACTGAACATGGTAGCCGCAAGTTGACTCTGATTGAGGACTTCCGTCCTGCCACCAAGATGTCCAACCAATTCAGGCCCCGATTCCCCAGCTATGAACATGCTTCCATGTGCAGCATTAGTAGTTCCATTTGCATATTGAGCAATGTTTCTCCAAAGCCCATTAGCAAAAATGCCACCATATTTTCTGACATTAAGTTTCCATGAAGTATCACCGTCTTTTGTAACAGTAATTTTATTCGGGCTACCCTTTTCCAATTTGACTTTTACCTTTGCAGTCAAACCCTCTAACCCAAGATACTTCTTTGCAGTACCACTCCAAGATTTTTTAAGACTCATGGAAACCGTATCTGAAAGATCGTCAACACCTAAATACTTTTTTGCACTGCCCTCCCATTTCTTTTTCAAGCCCATGGAAACCGTATCTGAAAGATTATCGACACCTAAAAACTTCTTTGCAGTGCCTTCCCATTTCTTTTTCAAGCCCATTTCAACCGTGGCAGACAGATTGTTCAGCCCAAGCCAAGCTAATGCTGAGTTATTCCATGTTTTTTTCATGCTCATGGAAACTGTGGCAGACAGGTTGTTCAGCCCAAGCCATTCCAACGCTGTGTTATTCCATGTTTTTTTCATGCTCATGGAAACTGTGGCAGACAGGTTGTTCAGCCCAAGCCATTCCAACGCTGTGTTATTCCATGATTTCTTCATGCTCACGGAAACCGTGGCAGACAGATTGTTCAGCCCAAGCCATTCCAAAGGCGTATTCTTCCACGTCTTTTCAAGCCCTATTTTTACATTAGCATTTAGATCACCTAATAGTGAATCTATTTGTCCCTGCAATTCTTGTGAATCACCAGTTATTGATACTGGAACAGAACGTGAATGATCACTTCTTCCTGCACCGCCACCACTTGTAGAGCCACCCCCACCAGTAGCCCCGCCAAAGCCAATGAAACTATCTATATCTGTCCAACCATCTTTTTCTAACTTGATTTTTACATTTAACTCTGTCGCCGCCGCGTCCCATTCACCTTTAAACTTGTTCCACAATACCGTACCGGTATTGTCCAATTTGGGGGAAGCATACAAACTTTTCTTATTATCATCCCACTCTTTCTTAAACGCAGCCCATAGCACCCCGCCCTGATTACTCAGCTTCGGAGTAGCATATACACCTGTTGCAGCATCATCCCATTCTCCCTTAAAGGTATTCCACAACACTGTTCCAGTATTGTCCAGTTTGGGAGAAAGGTACAGCGTCTTGCTGCCAACATTATTCCAATCCTTGATAAACCCGTCATACAATGCCTTTGCTGTATTATCGAGTTTCGGGGAGAAATACAATGCTTTGCTGCCCTGCGCATCCCATTCGGCCTTGAAATTCTTGTACAATGTATCTGCGCCGTTATCCAACTTCGGAGAGAAATACAATACCTTGCTCCCCTGCGCGTCCCATTCATTCTTGAAATTGGAATATAGCGTATCTGCGCTATTATCCAGTTTGGGTGACAAATACAGCGTTTTGCTGCCAGCGCCATCCCATTCTGATTTTATCCCATTCCACAGCACTGCACCGGTATTGTCCAACTTCGGGGAAACATACAATGGTGTTCTTGCAGCATCCCATTCATCTTCAAATTTGTTAAACAGGACACCACCTTGATTGTCTAACTTTGGAGATACATACACAGATTTACCGGTTATTTCATCCAACGCGCTCCAATCGCCCTTTTCTACATCAACCTTGATCTTCCCGTCAGGAATATCAATGTGGTCAGGGATATCTATGCCAGGGTTATTACCATCCTTCGGCCCAAACAGCCATTTAACCCAATCGGGAATACTGAAATTGACCAAACCACTAAGGAAATCCTTAATTTTGTCAATCAACCAAGAAATCAATTTGAAACCACCGACAAGCGCGGTTCCTGTAAGCAACCACTTCAACCAATCGGGTAATCCCTCGGTAATATCTGAAATCTTCTTCCAAATACCTTCAAGCGGTTTTTCAACAAAAGTAATTCCGTCAAGACCACCGCCACCGGAACCGCCACCACCACCGGAACTACCGCCGCCACCGGAGCCGCTTCCGGTGTCAATGGCTTGCAGCTTATTGATTTCATCAAATCCCATGATTGTCCGTTTAACTTCTTTGGCATTACTCGCAACATTAGCCAATTCATTTGAAATTGTTCCAAAGCTATTGGCTACAGCGTTTGAACCTCTCACGGCCATTGTATAGGTGTCCTGTCCGTTTATAGCTGCAATGGCTATATTAAATGCGTTTATCATCGTAATAAGTACATTGATAACGCCATTGATTGCAGGGGTCAATGATTCAACAAGAGGCGCGGCCAAAGCCCCTAAAGACCCTTTTAACAGATTTACAGATGATTTTATGCTGTCAATATTAGAAGCAAAACTGCCACCGACTGATTTGCTCCAATCATAAACCGCGCCAAGTCCTTCCTTGAAAGCGGTTGTAATCTCTTTTATAATTGTCCTGATAAAACGATAATAGGCAACGCGCTTCAACGCTTGCCAAAAATCAGATATTCCAGCCGTACCACGTTTTGCCGCTTTACCGGCTTCCTCAGAAGCACGTCCAAAATTGCGGGTATGCTTCTCCGCATTGCCCGCCTGTTGTCCCGCTTCCTGTGTTGCTGTTCCCGCGTCCTTCGCGCCAGCGGACAAATCCCGCAAGCCGCCGCCAGCCCTAGCAGCAGCCCCGCGCAAGCCGCCAGCCGAAGAAGCAAGGCGGTCAAGCGCACTTGCAGCACTTTCGGCACTCGCCGTGACCTGTATCGAAAGATTGTCAATCGTCGCCATTGCCGTTCACCTCCTGCTTCTTCGCGGCTTCTCTGCGTCGTTTCAGTTCCCGTTCACTGTCCGCGTTCATCTTTGCCAGGTAGCGTTCGTAGTTTTCCTTCTCCCGCCGTTCCTCCTGTTCCCGCGCCTCTGCCTCTGTAATCGGCCACGGTTCATCGGGATAATGACCGGGCTTCGGGTCTTTCACGAACGGCTTGATAACCGGCGCGGCGCACATGATGGCGTTGAACACATACGCCCCTTGTCGCCAACGCGCCCATTCTTCCTGCTTGCGTTTAATCTCAAACGCTTCACGGTAGGCTTTCGCCAACCATGCTGGCCCCTGCCAGTATTCTTCGTAGGACATTCCCATCGTCATATACAATGGGAACATCCTCATGAAGAACTCAGTAATCGTTATCGGTTCGGACGGTTCCTTTACAGGGTCGCCGTCCAGCTGATCCCGTTTCCCTCGTCACCCTTGTCCTCGATCAGCGAATTGTAGGTTTCAGAAACCATACTGCGCAGGGTGTTCAACAGCTTTTCCTTGTCGTTCATCGCGTCGAGGATTTCCTCGATGACCTTGCTGCTTGTCCTGCGGTGGTTCTTATAGAACGCCCCCGCCCACAGCATGTCCAGTTCGATCAGGGGTGTGCTGCCACTCTCGCCGGGTTTGAATCCCGCCGCCTCCATGCGCTTGACACTCTCACGGGTGTATTCCAGACAGTAGTGGTTGCCCTTGTAATCGAAAGTGATGCAATTCGCTTCTTTGATGTCAGACATGATCTTATTCTCCTTAAACCGATATTTTTAAAAAAGGGGCGGGAGGGAACGTCCCCCGCCCATATGAAACTGTGATCAGGCAGTCTCCTTCACGAAAAGCTGGCTCATGGTCAGCACCACCGTCATGTTGCGAACGGTGTTCGCGTCGCCGCCGTTGACGTAGATGTCCAGATAGCCCTTGCCGACGAACTTGCCGTTGTGACCATCGGGAGAGCCGGAGGAATCCGCGCCGAACCACTCGGCCACGTTCAACTCCTGTCCCTTCAACGCCTTGATGGTGTCGAACAGGGTGGAATCATAGTTCAGGGTGTAGTTCTTCTGCTCGTTGGCTTCAAGGCCGGGAATATAGGTATGGGCTGGGTCACTCTGTGTAGTGGTTTCAAGTTGTTCAGGGGCCGCGCCGAGGTCAGGGTCGGTTTTGAAATCGAACAGCTTCGCCCACGTCAGGGTGGTGGTTCCAGTGCCCTGCATAAAGT